GTGGCGGCGCGAAGCCGGGCTCAACCTGCGCGACCGCCGGGTGCAAGCCGAACTCGACGCCGTCCTGCAAGCCACCCGCCCCGACATCGTGTTCGCCGGCCCGCTCTACAAGCTGACCCGCCGTCGTGCCGGTGAGGATCTGGAGCAGTCGACGTTGGAGATGCTGGAAGTGATCGACGACTTCCGTGTCCGCTACAACTTCGCGATCATGCTCGAACACCACGCACCGAAAGGCTCCGGTGGTAGCGGGTTCCGTGAGATGAACCCGTTCGGTTCGTCGGTGCTGTTGCGCTGGCCCGAGTTCGGGATCACGTTGGAACCCGATGGGAACCCGCTGCCGAACGAGCAGTTCATGACGATGAACGTCGGCCGCTTCCGTCGCGACCGCGAGCCCGCCGATTGGCCGGATCAGATCTCGCGTGGGGCGATGGGTCAGCGCACCGCATGGAACCCGCGGTTCGCCAACGGCCGCAACCGGAGAGGGCTGTGAAGCCGCCCCGAGCGTCCGAACTGGAATGCGAAGCGACCCTGATCGACGCCGCGATCCGTGGCGGGTGGATGGTGCACGGGGTGCGGACCTCACAGACGAACGGGCGGCACATGTCGGCGATCAAGGGCCAGCGCGGCTTCGTCGATCTGGTGCTCTGCCATCCGGCGACGGGCGAGTTCCTGATGGTCGAACTGAAGCGCCCGCCGAACAAGGTGGAGCCCGACCAGAAGGTGTGGCACCGAGCCCTTGAAGCGTGCGGCGTCAACGTGCAGATCTGGTTCGTCCCCGACGAACTCGACGAGTGGGTTGCCTACCTGTCCAACCAGCGCCTCAAAGCACGCAAGACGTAGGGGTTCATGTCAGCCGGGGTGAACTCCATCAGCGCCCCTGCCGCGATGTCGGCACGATGGTGTCGAGTGGTTGATGACATCGGCGCCCCTGAGCCGGTGCGCCACCGGCGAGCGACCGCTTTCGCTTCGTTCTCGGTCATCCCCGCGGTGACGACCCCAGCATCGACGGCCGCTTGCAGTTCGCCGAGCGGTAGGGCGCGCAGAGCGTAGAGCGCCTGCCACGGTCGGGGTAGCTGTTCGAGCGTCGCGGCCGGCAGCTTCTCGTACGCTTCGGAGATCGCCATCAACCGCTTGGCGGTGTCCAGCCCGAACGGCAGATCGTTCTCCACCCACGCCCGGAACGTCTCAGGATGCTCGGCTCGGGCCGCCCGCAGGATCGCCCCGACCTTCAACGCCATCCGGTCGACCTCGCCGATGATCGCCGCCTTGTACCGGGCCAACCCGACAGCTTGGATAGCATCCGGCTCATGTCGTTGGACCAGCATCAGATCGAAGGGTACCGCATCTGCGGTTGCGGCAACATGGTGCTGTTGGCTGCGGCTGAGATGCAGTCAGGGAAATGCGCCGACTGCTACCAGGCCGACGGCGCCGCGTTGAAGGTGGTCGAGATCCTGCACCGCGGTCGACGGGCCTGCCTGCCGGCGCGACCGTTGAAAGACCGGGCCGGGTCGAAGGGCTCGAAACCGAAAGCGAAAGCGGTGGAACGGGCCAAGCTGGCGGCGCTGAAGCGCCTCCGAGCGTTGTACCCGGAGATGTACGACATGCTGTACGACGAGGAACGGGCATCGCGAGGGCTTTCCCCGATCACTCGCACCGGGCATGTCCCACATGACATGACGAGGCAGACTTACGACTTCGATCCCGTCTACGATGCGCTGATCAACCCCGAGGGCCCCTCATGAAGTCATTCTCCCGCAAGGCGGCGATGAGCGAAGCGATCGACACGTTCGCTGCCGCGCCCGTCGACATGACCACTGCCGCCGATTCGGCGTTCGCTCGCGATGTGGTGACGGTGGGGAAGCGGATGAACACCCGCGGCTGGTCGTGGTACAAGAAGATCGGCGAGATCCACTACGCGGTCGGCCGTTCGGCGCGCACCGCCGGGTACGCCGAGTTGGGCGTGTATGAACGCCGCGCTGATGGGACGCCTGGCAAGAAGATCACCTCGGGCGAGGAAGCGAAGGTTGCCAGCCGGCTGATGTCGTACACCGGCGGGATGCGCGGGCTGATCGAACGGTTCGTGATCCACATGAAGGTGCCGGGCACCACCTGGCTGATCCGGGTCCGCATCGACGGCGAGGTGGTCGGGTACGATTTCGTGTCCGACGGCGAATGGGATCAGGCGTCGCTCGATTCGCTCGACGACAAGGCGAACACTCAGCCGTTGCTACGCAACACGATGCCGCCCGGCAGCACGAATGGCCGCCCCGTCAAGCAGCAGACGATCGAACGACGCGACCTGATCGGGCGCGTGTGGCGCCAGGACGCCCAGTGGGCGGACCTGCCGGATTCGCCGATGTACGCGCTCGACGACACCTGCGAGGTGTTGCACCTGCTGACCAAGGGTCTGAAGGTGAAGCTGAACCAACGCCTGTTGATGAACGGCGTGTGGTACTTCCCGTCGGAGATCGCAGACGTCCGCATCGGTGCACCCACGGGCAAGCCCGGCGAGTTGCACAACAACAAGATCATCGACAACGTGTTGAAGCAGGCGCAGCACACGGCGCTGTCCCCCGAAGACCCGATGTCGCCGATGCCGATCATCGTGTCGGGCCCCGGCGACCAGGCGCACAACGTGGTCTTCGCCGCCCCGGACCGCGAAATCTTCGATGTGGAGATGAAGCTGCGGACTGAGCTGATCGACCGCATCCTGTTCGGGTTGGACATCAACCCGCAGGGCGTGAAAGGCACCACCGAAGCCAACCACTGGGGTGCGTGGGCGGCGTCGGATGACGAGCAGCGGATCAACATCAAGCCCGACCTGGAGACGCTGTGCTGGGCGTTGACGGTGCTGGTGATGAACCGCGAACTGTCCGAAGCCGGCGTGGCGTTGGGGCGCATCGCGAAGCGGATGGTGTGGTACGACCTGTCGGCTGCGGTCGCGAAGACCAACCTCGCTGAAGACGGCCGCCAAGCCTTCGACCGCGGCGGTGTCGGGCCCCCTGGGATGCGACGGATGTCGGGCATCGACGAGTCCGACGCCCCGACCGAGGTCGAGGTGATTCGCATGGTCGGCTGGAAGATGGGCCTGCCCGAGTTGGCGTTGCATGGGATCGAAGCGGCGAAGGACATCGACTTCGAGAAGATCAAGGCCACCAAGTCGGGCCCGAACCCAGACTCGAACGCCCCCGACACCCCAGTCGGGCCCGGCAAAGGCGACCCCGGCTCGACGAACCCCGCAGACCGCAAGAACAACAGCCCCAAGCGTGCTCAGCCTGGCTGAACAAGGAGAACATCATGCGTCAGACCTTCGGCACCATGCCCACCAGCCTCCCGCCCGGCTTCTTCAAGGCCGTCCGCATCCCGGTGATGGCCGAACTCGATGTCGTCACCGGCGACGGCCGGCTGCTCGACTCGTCGGGCGGTGGGGTGCGGTTCATGCCGCAGTCGATCCGCTTCCAGCCGTGCGCCACATCCGGGCACGCGGGCGCATTCCCGTCGGGCACCTGTTTCGAGGTGACGATCGACCCGGACACCGGTGAGTTCTCCGGCCGCGGGTTCCTGCTCGACGACGTCAACGGCCGCCTGCACGCGCGCATGATCCACACCCAGGCGCAGGACCGCAACTCGATCGACCTCGGTGACGTGAAGGCCCGGTACGAGGAAGACATGTCGACGGGCGACTACTGGATTCGGTTCTACCAGTGGAAGGTGGGCGCCACCACCGGCGTCGGCACCCCCGCGTTCGCTGCAGCCCACTTCGAGGTTGACGCGCTCACCCCCGAAGAGTTGATGGCCTCGCTGCTCGCCGACGACGACGAGATCATGGCGTCACTGCTGCAAGATCCGATGGAAGAACTGGTCGCCTCCGTCTGCCCTGTCGACGTCCACCTCATCGGCGCCCCCGAGATCCCGCAGACCGCCGACGAACTCACCGCGTCCGGTGCGATCATCGCCCCCCGCGCAGCGTTCTACGAGCCCGAGGCCGACCACCCGCAGAAGATCATCATCACTGCCGACCGTCGCGTGTACGGCCACCTCGCCGTGTGGGAGACCTGCCATGAGGGCATCGCCTCGGAGTGCGTGATCGTCCCTCGCCCGTCCGACGGGTACGTGTCGTTCAACCAGCCGGGCCCGCTCACCGAGCGCGGCCAGGTGCAGACCGGCCCGATCTTCGCGTACGGCGGCCACCGTCGCGCCGGCACCGCCCCGACGTTGGAGCAGGCGTACGGCGGGATCGAGAACGCCTGGTGTGATGTTCGTGTCATCGAAGGCAAGTTCGGTCCGTGGCTGTCGGGCGTCGTCCGTCCCGACGTGTCGGAGGAGACCGTGTACGCGGCTCGCGCTTCGCGCATCTCCGGTCACTGGCTGGGTGGCAAGCTGAAGGCGATCGTGTCGGTCAACGTCGAGGCGTACTCCGTCGGCGGCACGATCGAAGATGAGCTGGCTGCAGCGTTCTCGTTCTCGCTCAACGACGAGGGAGTGTCCGAACTGGTCGCCTCGTTCCCGCCGTGCCTCGAAGGCGCGGCAGACGGTTCGCAGCAACTCACGCTGGTGCTCAACGTCGACTCGTTGGACCCGGACACGATCGCCACAGCAGTGCGCGATGCCCTCGGGGTCACCGAGACCGAGACGCCTGTCGACTCGTCGGCGGACGACGGTTTGCTGGCTGCGCTGCTGCTCGAAGAACCCGACCTGTAGACACAGGCGTCTCGGCCCGAGCAAACTCCGCCCCACTACTCGAAGTACGAAAGAGGAGGGCGTCACTATGTGGCCCGAGATCCCCGCAGACATCAGCTCGCTCAGCGTCGATGAACTCGCCGCCCTGGCGAACACCATCCGTGACGCTGCTGTGGCGGTGCTGGCTGATGCCGCATCGACGCCGGAGCAGCGCACCGAGGCCGGTGAGTTCGTCGCGCAGCGCAAGCTGATCGCCGCCGCACACGCCGAGAAGGTCGCCGCTCTCGCTGCCGAAGAGGCCGCAGCCGCAGCCCTCGCGGCCCTGGCCGCCGAAGCCGACCTCGAAGGCGCCCCCGTCGTCGAGGAGCCCAAGGTGCTCGCCACTGTCGGCGCGCCGGCGGCTGTCGTCAACGAGCCCGCCCCGCAGACCTCGCTGTCGGTCCCGACGACCCCTGCGGTCCCCGGCAACCGGCCGCTGGCTGCGATCGACTACCTGCAGGCCACCGACAGCTCCGGCAAGGAACTCGGCACCACGTTCGAGTCGTGGGCCGAACTCGCTGCCGCTGCGGTCGCCAAGTCCGCCGACATCGACCCCGGCACCACCAACAAGTACAAGCTGGCGTCGATCCGCGGCAACTACGGCCCGGAACGGACCCTCGGCGACGACATCATGCTCAACGCCGCCAAGTTCGAGCAGACCGACGAGCTGATGGCAGCCTGGTGTCCCCCGGCCACCCCGTACTACAACGTGGCGTGCGCCAACACGCTGCGCCGGCCGGTGTTCAACTCGCTGCCCGGTTTCGCCGCCCCACGCGGCCGGGTGTCGATCATGCCATCCCCGGACCTCGCTGACATCACCTCCGGCTTCGGCCAGTGGACGATCGAAGACGACGCCGATGCGAACGCCCGCAAGAACTGCATCACCGTCACCTGCGGTTCGCCCACCACGTACGAGATGTACGGCGTGTGGCGCTGCATGACGGTGAAGAACCTGCTCGCGATGACCTACCCCGAGTTGGTCGAAGCATGGTTGAACCGTCTCGGCGCCGCCCAGGCCCGCCTCGGCGAGACCTTGCTGCTCGACGCGATGGGTTCCGAGTGCGTGTCGCTCGACGCCCCCGCCCTCGGCTACGGCGCTGCGGTGACGATCACCTCGACGATCCTCAACTACCTGGCTCTGTACCAGGAGACGCAGCGTTGGGACATCACCGGCAACATGGAGGCATGGGCCCCGCGTTGGGTGCTGTGGGGCATGAAGATGGACATCATGCGTCGTCGTCGCACCGACGGCAACGTGGTCGTCCCGTCCGACAGCGAGATCGAGACGATGTTCCGCAACGTCGGCCTCAACGTCCACTGGTTCATCGACACCCCGACGTGGGCGGTCGCGATCCCCGGTGTCGGCGCAGCGACGCTGAACCTGATCCCGCAGTCGGTGCAGATCCTCATCGCCCCTCCCGGCAAGTTCGCCCTCATCGACCGGGGCAACCTGAACATCGGTGTCACCGGCGACAACATGTACCGGGACAACGACAGCAACAGCAAGAACCAGTTCACCTGGTTCTTCGAGTCGTTCGAGGGTGTCGTCAACACGACCACCTGCCCGGCTCACATCTTGGACATCCCGGTCTGCTGGAATGGGGCCATGACGGCAGATATCAACGTCAACTGCCAGGGTGGCGACGAA